ACAGCGGCTGCCACAGGCATCCCAAAGAACACCATCCACATCTGGCGTTATCAGCCTTGGTGGAAAGAGTTAACCCAACAGATCAGGGACGAGGAAGACGACAAGCTGTCGGCTGACCTTGGTAAGATCGTAGAGAAGGCCATGACCACTGTTGAGGATCGCCTTGTTAATGGAGACTTTGGATTTAACCAGAAGACTGGTGAGATCTTTCGTAAGCCTGTTAACCTGAAAGACGCCCATAAGGTTGCTGTTGATATGATTGATCAGAAACTTAAAGTTGAAGGACGTGCCGTCCAACAAGTTGAGAAGCTTGATACAATGAACCAGCTAGAATTCCTAGCCAAGAAATTTGCAGAGTTTGCTACTATGTCTAAGACAGACCTGAAGCAAGCCATTAACCAAGATGAAGTAATAGACATAGATGTCTCTTGTGATGAGGGATTTGTGGAGCCAGATAGTGCTAGTTAACCGAGACACCATTGCGGGGTTTATGGGTAGCGTACTGTCTTCCAGCCTAGGTGATGCTGTTAGCACACCAGCCTGTCACCTAGAGTGGTGGGATCTATGTTGTTCACCAGATAAGTTTGTAGCTATATCCGCCCCACGAGGTCATGCGAAATCTACTGCAGTCACGATGGGATACGGATTGGCTACGCTCTTATTTCGAGAGCGTAAGTTCATGCTGATGGTATCAGACACGGAGTCACAAGCTTCGTTGTTTCTAGGATCCATTAAGCAACAGCTACAAGAAAATGAAACTCTTATATCCCTATTTGGGATTAAAAGGGATGAGAAGGGTCTGGTCAAGTTCCTCAAGGAAACTGAGTCAGACATCATTGTCGAGTTTGATAATGGCGATAAGTTCCGTATCATTGCTAAGGGCGCAGAGCAAAAGCTTCGTGGTCTTATTTGGAACGGTTCCCGCCCAGACATCATCCTATGTGATGATATGGAGAACGATGAGGCTGTTATGAATAGCGAACGTCGTAAGAAATTTAGAAGGTGGTTCTATGGTGCTCTCTTGCCTTGTCGTAGCGATAGCGGGATTATCCGAATGGTTGGAACTATTCTACACATGGATTCGCTCCTTGAATCTTTAATGCCACGAGACAGTGACAAGAAAACAATTACAGAAGGACTCAAGACCTATTCAATTGGTCGTTCCTTATGGAAATCAGTTAAGTACAAAGCACACAACCCAGACTTCACAGAGATCCTGTGGCCTGAAAAGAAGAGTGCTGAAGAACTTAAAGCATTACGTGAAGAGTATATCCGCCAGGGTATGCCTGACGTTTACTCACAAGAGTACCTTAACGTACCTCTTGATGAAGCGAATTCCTATTTCAAAAAGCCTGACTTTGCCGCATTGACGGTTGATGATCAGACTGCCCGTATTAACTACTACATCACTGCTGACTTAGCTATTTCACAATCCCAACAAGCTGACTACTCTGTATTCGTTGTTGCTGGTGTGGATGAGAACAAGCGTATTCAGATCCGTGATGTAATACGAGACCGGCTAGATGGCCGGGAGATCGTAGACACTATTCTTGCTCTCCAAAGACTATACAAGCCAGAGGCCTTTGGTATTGAGGAGATGCAAGTCTCAAAAGCTATTGGACCTTTCCTTCGGGAAGAGATGCACAAGACTAATACCTACCTTAACCTAGTTCCACTGAAGCATGGTGGTAAAGATAAGATAGCCAGAGGACGTAGTATCCAAGCTAGGATGCGTGCCAAGGGAGTTCGGTTCGATAAGAATGCTGACTGGTATCAGATACTTGAAGATGAGATGATGAGGTTCCCTAGAGACAAGCATGATGACCAAGTAGACTGTATGGCTTATCTGGGTATGATGCTTGATAAACTTATTGAAGCCCCAACCAATGATGAGGTTGAGGACGAAGAATACCGAGATGCTATGCATGAGTTCGGATACGACAGACGAGGCGCTAACGCCGTAACGGGATATTAATGAATAAACTAGAAGCTAAACTAAAACTTGAGGACGTGGTTGTATGTCCTAATATCGCAGAGCTTCTGGATAAAGATGATCTGCAGAAGATTGGTCGTGATGTATACGAAGAGTTTAATGCCGATCTAATGTCTAGATCAGCTTGGGAGAAGCGGACTGAGGAGTCCATGAAGCTAGCTCTACAGGTTGCCGAAGCTAAGTCCTTTCCATGGCCTAATGCGTCTAACGTTAAGTTCCCTCTAATTACTATTGCAGCTTTGCAGTACCATGCTAGAGCATATCCTGTTCTGGTTAATGGTGATACTCCAGTACGTTGTAGGGTCATTGGTGATGATCCAGATGGTATGAAGGAACGCCGAGCTGAGCGAATTGAGAATCATATGTCTTACCAGATCCTTGAAGTTGATGAGGACTGGGAAGAGGATACTGATAGGGTCTTGATCACACAACCGATTGTAGGTTGTGCCTTTAAGAAAACCTACTACCATCCTACAAAACGTAGACCACAATCAGATTACATTCTTGCAAGAGACTTGGTAGTTAACTACTGGACTAAGTCCCTTGAACAGGCACCACGTGTTACCCACGTGCAGTACATGACCAAGAATGAGATCTATGAGCGAGTGGCTCGTGGATTGTTCTGTGAGATGACTGAAGTAACTCCAGTCTCGATTCCACAATCGAACTTGCAGTTAACACAAAACAAAGCTCAGGGTATGGAGGCTCCACAGTCTACAGACTCTAGCACACCGTACGAAATCCTTGAGACACACAAGTTCATTGACTTTGACCAAGACGGTTACGCCGAACCATACATTGTATGGGTACGTCGTGATACCAAACAAGTCCTACGTATTGTAGCCCGGTTCTTTGACCAGTCTATTGAACGTAATGACTCTGGTAAAATCTTAAGTATTAAAGCTGAACAGTACTTTACTAAGTATCCTTTTATCCCCTCACCTGATGGCGGTTTTTATGACTTGGGATTTGGAGTACTACTGGGACCCCTTAATCAAAGCATCGATACAATCATTAACCAACTGGTTGATGCTGGTACGATGTCTAACACAGCAGGTGGGTTCCTAAGCCGTGGCATTAAGATGCGTGGTGGTAATTATAACTTTGCACCTTTAGAATGGAAACACGTTGATTCAACTGGTGATGATTTACGTAAAGGCATTGTGCCTCTTCCTGTTAGGGAGCCTTCTCAAGTTCTGTTTACATTGCTTGGAATGCTTATCAACTACGGTGAGCGTATTGGTGGATCAGTTGATATTCTGGTTGGACAAAATCCGGGACAGAATACAGCAGCTGAGACAACAAGAACAATGGCTGAGCAAGGAATGAAGATCTTCTCTGGTATCTTTAAACGTACTTACAGAAGCCTTAAGCAAGAGTTCCGCAAGCTATACAGACTTAACCAATTGTATCTCGAAGATGAAGTTGACTTCCAATCCGATAAGGGTGAATTCAATATCTCTGCCGATGACTACAATGGTCCAGTAAGTGATATCAGTCCTAGTGCAGATCCTAACATCATTAGTGATAGTCAGAAGATGCAACAGGCACAAGCAATCCTACAGTTAGCTACTACGACTCCTGGCGTTAACATTCGTCAAGCGCAGATCATGTATGCTAAAGCCTGGAAGGTTGCTGAGTTAGAATCATTGCTGCCGGATCCAAAAGGTCCTAATGCAATTAAACCTCCTGTTCCTGAGAAGTTACAGGTTGAGCAAATGAAGTCCCAGATCAAACAAGCGGACCAACAGTTGCAGATGAAACTTGGTGTATTGAAGCTTATGGATACAGCTAAGCTAAACGAAGCTAAGATTCACAAGTTAGAGGCAGAAGCTTTACTGGCATTAGAAGAAGCTGGTGGTGTTCGTACAGGACAAGAAATCCAGTTAATCAATTCCCAGATTGCTGCAATGAAAGCAAAGAACGAAGGCATCATGTCTTCAATTGAGCTTATGATGAAGTTAACGGAAGGTGAAGACACACCGTCGGAACCAACAGGAGAGTAATTTGAGCGTTGTAACAGAACCGGAATTCCTGGACTGGAAACAACATCCGATCACGGGGGCCTTCATGAAGGCTCTCTTCAATGATAGAGAGTATTTAAAAGAGATGCTAGTAGGTGGTACAGACGACGACAGTAATGTTCGTGGTCGTATTGCAGCTGTTGGTATGATCCTTGCTCTTGACTATGAAGGTCTGATGGAAAGTTTAAGGGGAGATAGATGAGTAATACTACAGGGATAACACCCTTATTAAATCGAGTACTGATTAAGCCAATGATTGTAGTTAATCAAACAGCAAGCGGTATCATAGTCTCTACAGAGGGTATGAGTGAACGTGAGCAGTTAGGTAATACAACTGGTGAGGTCGTAGCTGTTGGTCCAGAAGCCTTTAGTGGCTATGCTGAGTGTCCTGTTAAACAGGGTGACAAAGTAATCATGGCTAAGTATGCAGGTTTAATGTACGTCGGTAAAGACGGCGCTAAGTATAGAATGATTAACGATGATGACTTGACTGGTATCTTAGATCCAGACATGGACTTAGTTGATCCACATTTAAGTAAGGGAATAAGATGAGTGATGATGTAATTGACAATCAACAAGAGCCTAACAACGTTGAACCACAACAGATTCCAAACACACCTGACTATGCTGCTGAAGCTGGCGCACAGGGTTGGGTTGCTAAAGAAGACTATCGTGGTAATGAATCTGATTGGGTAGATGCTGAAACCTTTGTCCGTCGTGGCAAAGAGATTATGCCTATCCTTAGGAAGAACAACGAGAAGCTGCTCAAGGAACTTAAAGAGGCACGTAGTATTGCTGAAGAAGCAAGATCTACTGCACGTGAGTTCCAGAAGTTCCAAAAGGAACAGTATGAACGTAAGGCAAAAGAACTGGAAGGTCAGTTAGTTCAATTGAAACAAGCAAAGCGTGATGCAGTCTCCAGTGGAGATGGCGATCGTGTTGTTGAGATTGATGATGCCATGGACTTGATTAAACAGGATGTAGTTGAGGCCCGTGCCGAAGCTACTCGTGAACCAACACCAGCAGTACAGTCACCACCACAGCCAGATGAGAATCTACAAGCGTGGTTAGATCGTAATGATTGGTTTGGTCAAGACAAACGAATTACAGACATCACAAATACAATTGGTAAGTCTATTACCGAAGAGTTCCCTACCCTTAAAGGTAAGGCATTCCTAGACAAGTTAGATGAAGAATTAGCTACCACGTTCCCAGAACGCTTTGGTAAAAAGAAACGATCTAATCCTATGGATGGATCTGCTGCTACGACAACCTCTGGTCGCCCTAGCTCTGCTAAGAAATCATACGAGAACCTACCTACAGAAGCTAAGGCCGCTTGCGACCGCTTTCTTAAGCAGGGTTTAATTAAGAGTAAAGAAGCCTATGTCGCTGAATACGACTGGTCAGAATAAACAAGAGAGAAAGACAATCATGGCAACAGATAAAAAACTAGCAGTCGGTGAGTTTATTAATCCAAATACAACCACTGTTAAGGAACAACAAGAAGAAGTCAAGACACCCACTGTGTCTAATGAGAAACCGGTACGTCGCAATCGTGGGGCGTTTAACGGGACACGTGGTAAGTTGCAAGTAGGAAATCTTATTACAGGATATCACTTGTACTTCTTTAATGATGAGCCGGGTCGCATTCAAGCGGCTCTTGACGCTGGCTGGGAATTTGTCTCTCCCTCAGAGGTAGGATATGCTGCATCGAACGTTACAAATACAAACGTCGATCTTGGAGATAGAGTAAGTGTTATTGGTAGTAAGAATGATATGGGTCAACCAGTCAAACAGATCTTGTTAAAGATTAAAGAAGAATGGTGGGACGAAGATCAAGCTGATATCCAATCACGCAATGACAAAACAGATGCTTCCATTCGTAGAGGTAAAGGTGGTTCAGGAGTTGATACCACTGGATTCTATAATGCAGGCATTAAATATTAATACTAATCTTATTGAAAGACTTTAAATGGCAAATACAAACGCCCCTCGTGGTCTAAGCCCAATCGGTACTATTACCGGTGGAACTTGGAACCAACAAGGCCAGACTTTCGCTATCGCTAACGATGCTTCTAACAGCTACGCCATTGGCGATGTTGTAAAGCTTGCTGGTGGTTCCGACACGAACGGCACTGCATACGTAACTAAAGCTGCTACTACTGATATCCCTGTTGGCGTTATCGTTGGTTTCCGTGTAGCTAATTACGGTGTATCACTCCAAGGTACAACCCTTGCTTTGAACCAAATCTACTATCCAGTAAGTTCTGGTTTACAATATGCTGTTGTAGTAACAGATCCTAACATCATCTTTGAAATTGAAACTGATGCTACTGGTGCTTCAGCTGCTAACGTAGGTTCTAATGCACCTATGTCTATTACAGCTAACCAAACCACTTTGTCACAATCTAGCCCACTATCAAGCACTGTCTTGAATAGCTCTGGTATTATTGCTCAGGGTACAACTGGTTCTTTGGCATTGCCTCTGACTATCATTGGCGTATCGCAACGTCCTGATAACGCAGTTGGTGCATATGATAACGTTCAAGTTATCTTTAATCGTCACCAATACAAGCAAGCCCAAGGCACAGCTTAATAACTAAAGGAATAAAAACATGGCAGGCGTAATCACAACCGGTACCCATCCTAAGGCCCTATGGCCTGGTATTAAAGCTTGGTGGGGCCAAGTCTACGAAGAGCATCCAGAAGAATATTCTTCACTCTTTGATAAAGAATCATCACATCAAAACTACGAAGAAGATGTCCAGTTAACTGGCTTCGGACTCGTTCCACAAAAAGCTGAAGGCGCTGGTACTACTTACGATTCAGAGATTCAAGGTTTCACAACCCGCTACACACACATTGCATACGCTCTTGGTTACATCGTAACTAAAGAAGAGTTGGATGACAATTTGTATGAGCAAGTCTCTAAGAAGCGTTCTGGTGCATTAGCAATGTCTTTCCGTCAAACGAAAGAAAACGTTGCTGCTAACATTTACAACCGTGCATTTACTACAGGTACCAACCTACAGTATGCTGGTGGTGATGGCGTAGCTCTTTGCTCCACAGCACATCCTAATACTTCTGGCGGTACATTCGCTAACAAGTTAACAGTTGATGCTGACCTCTCCGAAGCTTCTTTGGAAGATGCAACAATCGCTTTGATGGGTTTCCAGGATGACCGAGGCCTCTTGATCAATGTAATGCCTAAATCATTACACATTGCTCGTCAAGAGATCTACAATGCTGGACGTATCCTTAAATCAACTAACCAACCTACCAACGGCAACAACGATTTAAACATCTTGCGTGCTAACAATGTATTCCCAGGTGGTGCAGTTGTTAACCATTACTTCACATCTCCTCATGCTTGGTTCATCCGTACTAACGTACGTGATGGTATGAAGTATTATGAGCGTGTTGGTGTACAGTTCGATCAAGATAATGATTTCGATACCATGAATGCTAAGGCAAAAGGTTACGAGCGTTATTCATTCGGCTGGACCGATCCACGTGCTATCTTCGGCTCTAACGGCCCTTGATTTTTTAAGATGAGGGGGTCAAAAGCCCCCTCTTCTAGTTTCACCCCACAATATTAATTAAAAGGATTTATAATGGCCTCTTTATTTCGTGATACAAAACTAGGACTAGTTAAAACTGTTCAAGTAGATTCTACAATGTCTGGTTACACAGAGATTGCTAAAATCCCTAAAAATTCCCGCATCCTTGGTTTCATTGTCAATGGTGCACCAATTGCTTCCGCAACGTTATCGTTGGGTAGCACAGCTACTGCTACAGAATATGTTAACGCATATAGCTTAGCAAGTGGTTATGCAAACTTTGTTAATGATGTAGATAGCACTGCCCTCGGCACTGTAACAACTACTGACTCTTCTGTATACGCTATTGTTAGCGCAACTTCAGGTGTTTGGCAAGTTTCTATTCTATTCTCAGCAACTTACTAATTAGGAGGTTAACATGGCTAACGTCGTTAACACTCAAATTATTATGGATGGCAATCGAAATGCCGTCGTTAAAGTTACTGGAGTATTAGATACATCTAACGTAGCTGCTTCTGGCACATTAGGCACTGCTTCATCTGGTGCTACTACTATTAACTCTAAAGTTATTACATTCACCGCTGGTGGTTTAACACCAACTGTTGGTCAGGGTGTTACAGGTACTGGAATACCTGCGAATGCTTATGTTGCTGTTGTAAACAGTACAACACAAGTAACAATGAACGTAGCTGCTACAGCAACTGGTAGTTCATTAACTTTCTCATTAGTAGCTGGTAGTATTATTATTGTTGATCCAATTAACTATGCTTTGATTCCTACAGGATTTAGAATTGATCATCTTGATTATTCTATTTCTGATCCACTAGAAGTTAGATTGCTTTGGGATGGTAGTACTCAAGTAGATATTATCCCTGTAGCTGGTCGAGGTAAGATGAGCTTCTGGAACTTTGGTGGTTTACAAAACAATGCACCTAGTCCTACTGGTCGTATTGCTTTAACAACTACTGGATATAATACTACATTAGGAACAACACCTTTGGTGTTCTCCGTAGTACTTGAACTGGTTAAACAAGGCGTTCAGTAATGCAGGTTGCAAATAGCAACGCTAAAGAACTACACCTATCCGCTACGGTTATCCGTGCGGATGGTACTGTAGTTGAATTAGGCGTTATAGATTATTGGCACAAGAACCCAATCAAACGTTTTATTTGGAGAATTAAAAAATGGCTACACTCCTAGTTAATACAGGACGTGCCATCGTTACTAGCCGCCTTAATGGTGGTGGTACCACTCCCAGCTATGTTGCTTGGGGAACTGGTGCAGGTACGACTGGTGCAACTGATACGACTTTGTTTACTGAAAATGGTTCCCGTGTAAGCGGTACTGTTACTCAACAAACAACGTCTACAACAAATGATACATTCCAAGTAGTAGGTACAGACACTGCCGGTTCAGGCATTACTGTTACTAATGCTGGTTTGTTTGATGCTTCAACCTCTGGCAATTTATTTGTCAAAGGAGACTTTACTGGTATTGCTTTAAACACTGGAGATTCAATTCAGTTTACATTTAAAGTTCAGTTTAGTTAATTATGGCTTTAAACGGAAGTCCCATCAATAAGGTGGTACTAAACGGTGCGGATTCAAATACCTTTAACCAGGTTCTTTCGTTCCTATCCTCGAGTGCTTCTA